GCCCAAGACTGTAATTAAAAATGTCGATAAGCCGCTTTTCGCATATTTTAGGATGCCTGAAGCAAATACTATCGATACATCTAGTCCGCTCGGTGTCTCTGGATTTAGTCGTGTGGTCAGTCTCATTGAAGATGCTGATAAACAATATTCAAGACTTCTTTGGGAATATGAGGGTGGCGAACTTGCGATAGATGTTGATAGAGACGCACTTGTGGAAACAGTGAACGCAGACGGTTCACATCATACACATCCTACTAGATTACAACAAAGACTGTTTAGAAAAGTCGATTTAGGAGAAGCTGATACTTATCAACAGTTTGCACCGGCATTAAGAGACACAAGCTATATTCAAGGATTAAATACAATCTTAATGAAGATAGAAGATACCTGTGGCATCAGTAGAGGAACACTATCTGATAATACGACAGAAGTGGCAAGAACCGCAACAGAATTAAAGATTCTCAAACAACGCAGTTACCAAACAAATGCTGATATTCAGCAAGCCATCGAAGAAGCACTTAGGGAAGTCGTTTATACAATGAATGTTTATTGTACATTGTATGAAGTTACTCCTGAAGGTGATTATGATATTAGTTTTGAGTGGGATGATAGTATCATTACAGATGTTGATACCGAACTTGAAAAACGGTTACTGTTATTCCAGAATGGTGTGACAGGTAAGAAGGAACTCAGAATGTGGTACTTTGGTGAAACCGAAAGACAAGCAGAAGAAGCACTTCAAAAACTTCAGGAAGAATCTGCTAATGATGAAGCCGCAGAATCAGCTTATTTATACGGTTCACAAATGGTTGGTCAAGTTGATAATCAGTTACAAGGTGAAATGCCAGATGTAAGGAGAAATACAAATGCTCAACGACAAGGCGATTGATTCTTTAATACAGCCTGTAATTCAGAGACAAGAAAATATAAATATATTTGTGCTTACATCAATAGCAAGTAAAGTGAGGGAGATAGGTACACTATCTCCCTCTGATATTAAGAAGCTAAAATTATTAGTACAGATGGGCACAGATATAAAATTATTGAACAAAGAATTAGCAAGGCTGTGTGATTTACAAATACAAGATACAAAACGTATAATAAGAGATGTGGCCATAGAGGCTAATTTAGATGCGAAACCGCTCTATGATTACAGACATAAAACTTTTATTCCGTATGAAAGAAATAGTAAATTACAGCAATATGTTAAAGCAGTTAGTGAACGAACTTCTGGAACATTTGTAAATTTATCAAAGTCAAAAGCAACTGGATTTTTAATACGAGATTTAAAAAATCCTACAAAATTAAAGTTTCAGTCTATAAACGATACCTATAAATCCGTTGTTGATGAAGCTGTTCAGTCAGTAAAAAGCGGTGTTGATTACAGAGTGGCGATGCGACACACTTTAAAACAACTTGCTGATAGTGGCATTAGAAGAATGGTTTGGGATAGTGGGTATACACAAAGACTTGATACCGCTGTTAGACGAAATCTGTTAGAAGGAATACGAGCAATCAATCAGTTAATAGAAGATGAAAATGGTCGTAAGTTAAAAGCAGATGGAAAAGAGTTGAGTGCCCATATAAATTGTGCTTTAGACCACGAACCATTTCAAGGTCACATGTTTACAAATGAAGAATTTGATAGACTTCAAAACAGTGAATCATTTGCAGATATTAACGGAGAAGCGTTTTCAGCAGTTGACCGTGTTATAGGCGAATATAACTGTAGACACATTGCATATTCTGTTATTTTAGGAGTAAGTAAACCTAGATATACAGCAGAACAATTACAGGCAATGATTGACAATAATCATAAGGGTTATACACTGCCTAATGGAAAACATCTGACTATGTACGAATGTACACAGATGCAAAGACGATTGGAAACAAAAATACGATATGCAAAAGAAGAACAGATGATAATGAAAGAAGCAGGAAATATAGAAGCCGCAAAGAAAGCACGAAAAAAGGTTGTTAAGTATACTGTAGAGTTACAAAGATTTAGCAGAGCGTGCGGATTAAAACTATCAAAAGACAGATATTCTATATCAGGATACAGAGCAATTTAATAAAAGTTTTAATTAAAGTATTTACAAATTTTAAATTATATATTATAATAAATTTGAGGTAGAAGCCATTTACTTTTCCTCTTCGTAGCACTGTGTCCTGTGTGGTATATTATCACGCAGGATGCAGTGTAATATATAAGTCGAGCATAACGACATTTAAACAAATGCACGTTCTAACCGCAGACTGTAATGCGGAAATACAAATAACAGATATAAAGGAATGTAAAGGAGAATTGTAAGCATGACAATTAAAGAACTTTTTGACAAGGCAGAGAATGGTACTCTTACTTGGGAACAGTTTCAGTCACTGATGGGCGAATCAAAGTTTGTTGATTTAACAGAAGGAAATTATGTATCTAAACAGAAATATGACAATGAAATTGCTCAAAAAGACCAACGTATTACAGATTTAACAGACACCATTTCTCAACGTGATGGCGATTTAAAGAATCTGCAAGACACATTAAAAGATGCCGGTGATTTAGAAGCATTAAAACAGGCATCAAAAGATTTATCAGATTTACAGAAAAAGTATGATAAAGATACTAGGGCATACGCAAATCAATTAAAACGGCAAGAATATGAGTTTGCTGTAAAAGATTTTGCCGCAAGTAAGAATTTTACAAGTAATGCCGCAAAGAGAGATTTTATTCAATCAATGCTTGCAAAAGACTTGAAGGTAGAAGAAGGTAGAATTATTGGAGCAGAAGATTTTGTAGATATTTATTCTAAGGATAACGCAGATGCGTTTGTTAAGAAAGAGGAAGTTAAACCTAAATTTACACAGTCTACAGAATCGAAAGAGCCCAAAAAATTAACATTAAGTGAACTGATGAGGATGAAAAATGAGAATCCTGAATCAGTAATCAATTTCTAATCGGAGGTATGAATTATGCCGTATTTTGATTCTAAACTTTTTAACGGTGAAGTATTTCAAAAATATGTTGACAGAGTTCCTAATTTAAAGTTAAACGAACTTCTCAAGTCCAGAGCAATCGTAGCAAGACCCGACCTTGCAGGTGCAATGGCAGACCAAGTCGGCGGTAACTATGTTACAACTCCGCTGAAAGGTCTTATTAGTGGAACTATTCCGCTGAACTATGATGGTGTAACAGATATTACATCCCAGACCACTCAGACATTTAGTCACTCTCGTGTAGTTGTCGGTCGTGCTCAGGCATGGACAGAGAAAGACTTCTCCTACGACATTACAGGCGGTGTTGACTTTATGGAGAACGTAGCACAGCAAGTTGCTGAGTATTGGGATGAAATTGACCAATCTACACTCGTTTCTATTCTGACTGGCGTATTTAGCATGAAAGATGCTGAAGGTGCAAGATTTGTTTCCGAGCATACCCATGATATTCACACTGTTGCTAACAGTGAGGGTAAGACAGGTTATATGGATGCAACAACTCTGAATACAGCAATTCAGAAAGCATGTGGTGACCATAAGAATAAATTTAGTCTTGCAATCATGCACTCCGCAGTTGCTACCAATCTTGAGAATATGAAGATTCTTGTATATCTCAAATATAATGATGCAAACGGTATGGAGCGTGAGACTGGTATGGCTACTCTGAATGGTAGACTGGTTCTCATTGATGATAGTATGCCGATTCTTGAGGACCAAGGAACAGCTACGTTCAGCAAAACTTCTGACACAGCGGTAACCGCTGGCAAGACTTATTATACTCGCACGGGTACTTCTGGTAACTATACATACACAGTTGTTGTTAATCCTGTCGATGCGTCTATTAACAGTTACTATGAAAAGACAGGTGCGGGCAATCCGATGTATGTAACATATCTGTTTGGCGATGGTGCGATTGAGTATACAAACTGTGGTGCTAAAGTTCCTGCTGAAATGAGTCGTGATCCAAAGACAAATGGTGGTCAGGATACTCTGTATAACAGACAGAGAAAGTGCTTTGCTCCTTATGGTATTTCTTTCACAAAAGCCAACATGTCTACACTGTCTCCGACAGATGCAGAACTTGCTGATGGAGCTAACTGGGAACTTGTTAATACTGGTGGTTCTACTAAGAAATATATCAATATTAAAGCTATCCCGATTGCAAGAATTATTTCTCTCGGTTAAATTCTGTGAAAGGCGGTTGATTCAATGTACTTGACTTTTGAAGAATATAATACTATGGGCGGTCAAGAACTTGATGAAACCGCCTTTGAACAATTAGAGTTTGAAGCTAGAACACAGATTGATTGGTGGACTTTTAGTAGATTAAAAAATCAATCAACATATCCAGAAGCAGTTAAACGCTGTATGGTAAAACTAATCGAACTGTTAGATAAACAGCAAAAGGTTATGTTAATTGATGCAGTTGATGAAGATGGAAATGTTGTAGCAGGACTTATGGCACATCAGTCTAACGATGGTGTATCCGCTACTTACAATGTAATTACAGGTAACATGGCTGTAAGAGCAATTCAATCTCAACTGAAATCAACTATACAGATGTATTTACAAGATGTGCGTGACGCATTAGGTCGTAAAGTATTATATAGGGGGTTGTATCCAGGTGAATAGTTACGGTTCATGGTGGGACACCACAATAACAGTATATAATAAATTCGAAGATAGTCAGACACAGCTTATAACATGGCATCGACACGTTTTACATAATTGCTTTTGGAAGTATAGCGGTAATAAAGTTACAATAGGTAATGTTGTTCTTGATACAAAAGATATTATTTGTCGAATACCTGTTAATGATGAATTTTTAGAGAAACATGAGTGGATAGCAATACCGAATGACGAAATGAGTAATTACTTTACATTAGGACAGGGTGACATAATCGTTAAGGGCGAGGTTGATGATGAGATAAATGAATATCAATCCGGTATGCGTTCATCTGATTTAAAATCTAAATATAAAGCATTGCAAGGTTGTATGGAAATACAAGAATGGGCAAATAATACAGGTGGAGGTCGAGGGAACGAACATTATTACGCTAGAGGTATATAATGGCTGAGGTTAAATTTAGAGTATATGCGAGAGATATAAGGTCAGCGGTGCGAAATGAAGTTGAAGGACCTATACTTGCATTAACAAAAAATCCTGATGTGTTACGCAGTATTGCTCAAGAAGCACTCAATATTGTTACTCCGTATGTGCCTATGAAATCTGGCGACTTACGACTAAGCGGTCATGTAGTTCAAAATTCTAGGGGAACTTACATTGTTTGGGGAGACCCCGGAGTTGGAAAAACAATAGCCTATGCCGAATATCAGCACGATGCAGATGATTCTTAT